TGTTATTCTCCGTTCGCTTCATTTGCTTCAAAGTAAATCTGGACAGGTCTTGTAAACGCTGATTCTGTTTCATTGCCATCAAGGTCAGTGATAAGGCGCGGCATAATTGATACGTTCGCAACTAAGTCTCCAAGCGTTCTATCTGCGTTCACAGCCTTTTTAATCGCAACATCAAGTTCATTCATGGCAGTGGATGCAGCATCGCGACTCCGGACAAATCCCTGCAAGTTCACCGTGAAATAAACATCCGCATAGCCTCCGGCTTTAGGAAGCCTCTCCTCATCGTCGTTATCAGTTACCATGATAGCCGGATAACCTGATGCCGGAATCTGCTCTTTATCGCTGTATCGAATCACAGAGCCAATATCCAATGTGTAACCATTGGCAACCGTGATTGATTGCAGATTGCTAACCAGAGTGGCTATAGATGCCTCACGCACGGGCTAGTCTCCGCTGCATTGGGCCTGTTCGCTCATAATCAGAAAAGACAGAGTCACCATTGAAATCATAAAGAGCCATGTTTTTTATCTTATCCCACTCGCCTTCAACTCGCTTTGTGTAATAATCAATCTTGCGGGTGTATGAATCGGCTTCGTCAGAATAACGGGCGAGCTTTGGCATGATGTAATATCCAAGCGCCTGGAAGCATGTGATCTGAGTGAGGATTGCAGTGTTCAATAAGGATTCATCAATAACCGGAAATGAATCGCCAGTGTATCTGCGACCTGCAATATGACCTTCCCACCAATCAGCCTTAATCCGCTGTAGGATGTCATCCTGCGCCTTTGCAATCTCTGCCGACCAATCCGACATAGACGATGGCAAATCGGCAACGACTGAAATCTCATATTCAGTCAGATTGGCATCATTTGCCCATGCAGCCACTTATTTAGCCTTCCGCTTTGGCTTATCACTAAACAGCTTCATTTTCTTTTCGTCAAAGTCTGATTTGTTTATGATGGCATAACCGTCTTTCGTGGCTATCTTCACCGTCTCGCATGTTTCAGCCATGAGTACCTCCTGAATAATTCAATGTGAGGAGCAGCGTTAGCCACTCCCCAAGGTTGAATTATCCAAGCAGTAAAGCGGAATGCTCAGGCTTGATATTCTTCGTACCCCATGCGAGTGCAGCTTCGTACCTTACCTTACGATAGCCTTTATACATGGAGAACTCGAAAGACAGGCCGGAGCGTGGGTCAGTCACTACCATAACATCAGTAGCAAGATCACCTTCGGCAGGACGTGCAGGAGCGCGAGCGGCCAATACAATCGCAGATCGGTTGAACGCCATATTGCGGGCAGCAGCGGCAACAACGGTTACAGCAGTGTTATCGGCAAGTGCAACGCGTAAGCCAGGTTCGGCGATAGTAACCACGTTAGCAGCTAATGCAGTCGCAACGACATACTTATTCGTGTCACCTGCAAATGTGATTACGTCACCGGCAAGGATAGTACCAGCGCCGGTATCAACTGTGATTGCAGTATCACCGATAGCATAACCGGCCACGTTGTTGACCAAATAGCCTGCGCCTGTACCGGCAGTGTTTGTGGCGATCTGTGCAGACTGACGCAAATCAAGTCCGGCCAAAGGCAGCAAGATACCCTGACGCTGGATTGCATCGGATCCTGTTACGTTTGCCTGTGCCTGTTTACCTTGAATGGTAGCGCCTGCGGTTGTGTTCATCACCAGATGATTGTCAAACTCAGGAGCGCCGTTATCTACCAGAATTTTCTTGGTGAATGATGCGTCCGTGAAATCACCAGCGGTTGCGAACGGAGTCGTGCCTGCTGTGCCATAAGCACGGGAGGTCGTTGTATGCAATGCAGCCAGATCGGCTTCGACATCGTTTACCAGGCGACGAATACGCTGTGCAATCTTGTTAGCACGGACGTTCATGTAACCTGCGCCGGTGTTCAGACCTTTCTGATCTTCACCAATGAAGCCGAACTCATAAGCCTTGGAGTTGTTGATAACAATATCAGTATAGCTGGAGGTCTCGCCGGTTGGTTCCGGAACGGTCATTGCCGGGGTAATTGTAACGCCAGCAGGTGCGGATGGCTCAATGTCAACGCGAATGTTCTGATTCAGTGCGGCGGTTTCTGCGCTCGCATCCATGGTCACTGCCGGAATCATGCCGGTCAGCTCACGAGAGACAACATCAAGTGCCTCATAAATATCAGGGACTAACCCTGTAATGGTATTCTCTGCCATTTTATTCTCCTAGAATTGGAATGATGCGGGGAACGTATCCCCAATGGCATCACGCCAAAGCTAGGAAAAGATATAATGCCGCTTTCACATATCGGCAGCCTCAGACTAGAGACAGGCTAGCAGATTACGCTTGCAAGGCGCGGGGACGCATCACGCATCCCACAAAATCGCACCATACGCTTTCACTTTCAGATTGTCAATCCCTGACACTTCCATGCCCATTGACGCTGATATGCTTCATGCGAGCCGCCGGAGAAAGTGCCTCAAACTGAGCGCGGGTGATAACTTTACCTGATGTACCCTGCTTGCCGCCGGTCGAACCTGTGCCACCGACACCAGCTTTGATATACTGTGGCCGGTCATCAAGCCATGATTTTACAAACTCGTCAACCGACACGCGCTTGCCATCCTTAACCATGGCGGAATCACCATCACGAACGAACGCGCCACTATCATCAAGCCCGACTTTATCACGGAGCAATATAGCAAGTTCATCAGGGGAATGGGCGTTATGCTTTGACAACGCTGAAATCAATGAGCCGTCGATCTGCTCCTTTTCACGCAGCTTTGTAACAGACGCTAGCTTTTCATCCTTCTGTGAAATGATTGTTTTCAGTTCAGCCGTCTTGGATTCGAGCAATGATTCAAAGTCGCCCTCGGCCTTTAGTCGTGCTTCCTCGGCTTCACGCTTAGCCTTTAACGCTTCCTCGTATTCTGTCGGGTCGATACCGTCAAAGCGGGAAAGTTGCTCTTTCGCTGCCTTCAATGCTGTGCGCCTCTCAGCCGCTTCTGCATTAACGCGTTTTAGCTGTTCCTGTAGTTCCTCTACTGTTGGTTCATCTGCCATTATTCTCTCCTATGGGCATCGCGCCCGTGCTTTTCCGAATCACTCGGAATCTATTTACCCGCTACTATGCGGAAATGGTGCTGACAATTATAACCCCCTCGGACAACAAAAGGGTCGCCAGGGGCTTTACCTTGCCATGACTGCCCAGCCCATGCCGCAATCTCTTTACGAGTGAACACTCGATTAACATGATCTTTACACCATTGTCGTGAATCCCTGACAAGCGAGCCTTTATAAATAAACTTGTCCAGCCCGTTGCTATCTGCTATTCGCATAGTCACAATGGAGTCCACGTTCATATATGCGTCCTGTGCGAGTGTCTTTGCATGATTAGCCAATGGCTTGCCGCGCATTGTTGTCTTGCCGATTACACCTTGCCGGATAATCTCAATCATATCGGCTTTATTACCACCGGCAGCAACCGATAGATATAACTGCTCTGAGATTCTGCCTGACAAATCTATGCCAGCACTGATAAGCTGTTGCCGTGTTCCTGAAATCATCGCGTCTATCAGGTCAGCGCCAGCTTGTGCGAACGCAACCGGAATACCTAAGGCAGCCGCCTCAGCCGCAGCATTGCGTGCCGCCTCGATATAGGTATCCGTAACTTGTGTGACAGCATCATTATAAGGTTGCATGGCCTTGGCAATCTCTATCCGTACATCCAATGCCTGCTGCAACGATATGGAATCAGACAGGAACCGGCCATTGCCATCATCTGCAAGCCTTGCCACTAATGAGGCTATGTTACTATTAACCTGATCTAAAGCCGCGTCTAGTAGCCGCTCATTGGCTAATATGGCAGATTCAATGCTCATTCATCGGCCTTTTTATTTTTACCTGAAAGGCAAGAAAGCAAAGGCATTGGCTCATCTTTTATTGCTCTGATTCTATATTCTATGATTTCTTTCGCCGCATCCTCTGCAAGATCCTTAATTCCTACCATATTATTCTTCCTGAAAATATTATCGTAGTTTTCCCGTGCTTTGTCGGAGTATGGCTTCTGATATTCGCTCATTTTATCGCCTCCTTCACGTTCTCAGCAATCATACGCTTAATCTTTCGATCCTCATCTCTGGTCAGCCCGAAGAATGGACGCGGGGGGACACCATGCTTGGGATTTCCGAAGTGTAAGCCATGGGCTTTGAGATTCTCCTCCGCCTTGCGAAAGAATATAATCACTTTACCCTTTCTGGCCTTGTGAGCAATGGATGATAACATGTTGCCGGTAAACGATAGGTTCACACGCGCTTGCCTGCCTCCCTTCGTCCTCTTTTTCAGATAGCCCTTGGAATACCGAGCAAACCGCTTGCCTTTAGTCCCCGTGGAGTCACGTCCTTTAAGCGTTCGATCAACAACAAGCAGCGTTGCCCTTGCGCCTAGCTTTGTCATAAACTTGGCATCACCACCTACGGATTTCTCCAAACGCTTTAGCTTGGCGTTCAGTCTCTTAGCCCCCTTGATTCGGATTGCCATCTATGCCGCCTTTTGGTAACTCAAATGATCTTATTTCTCCACCCGTCCTTACATCACGTTTTGCAGCCATTCTAACTGATTCTATTGCCGTCGCGCCCATATCCATGGCTGTATACGCATACGGTGTGCCGCTGCCTATTACATAAACATCATCTGGCTGTATCTGAGACCTAAAGAGTCCAGACCCTTCATCTACGCCGCAAAGCCATATCTTATCACCCTCAACCACAATAGCAGATGACTCATCCATACCCTTGTAATTAGTTTCTTTTCCGAAATAAATGGAAATGAATCTATCATCATCGCATGTATATCCTGATATGAAAAAAGCAACTCCATTCTGCTCAATTTTCTTATCGTGTGAATCTGATCGTATAAGATCGCTTGCTGTTATCCTTGAATCATACGCAACAACACCATCCTTATATGCAATCGTCGTCATTGAGCCGCTCCATCACTGTTCACGTTTAACAGGTCAATCGTGCTTGCGCCTTCCAACTCTTTCCTGATTGCGTCCATTGTCTCCTGAGTCGGGTCGTTCAGATAACGGTTCACGATTTCCATAGACTTTTCAACACTGAATACTTTTGACTTAATCAGCGTGTTCGCCTTGATTGCTGTATCGATGTCACCCTGCATGTCCCGTACGCCGAATGAATCAGGGTAATCAATCACGGCTCCGGTCTCTCCATTGCCGCCCATCCACATGTCGAATAAACGGAGACAACGCAATTCAGCGTCCTGCATCATCTCGGCTTTCTCAGTCAACAAAGCATTAAGCTGCTGGAACTTAATCTCTAACGATACGCCGCTCTGTGCTGAGCGAATTGCATCACCGCCAAGCTTTGCCATCTTCTCAATGCCATTAACTACTACCTCCCGCTGTTTCAGGGAACTGTCAATAGATGATAGATTAGGTTCAAGCCATGATGCTCTTGATTGCGGGTTATCTGGGTCAAACTCGAATACTGTTGACAGAGATATGATGACTGTCTCATTACTGCCTGGAGACTTGGGAACTTGCAGGAATGGTAACGCAGCCCTGCCTCTGATCTGGTCAATGTCTGAATCAATGTTATATACGCGCTTATTCAAGCCTGCAATATCGGATATGTCAGATAGCCCGCCCATGCGTTCACCACAATCCCTGTTGCGAAGTGGCACGAATGGAATCTCGTTCAGTGGATTAATTCCCCCGTCAATTATTTCAGGTTCTTCTGTGCCTTTGGCTTGATGCCATACCTTCCACTCGGTCATGGTAATTTCACGGAATTGTTCTACGTCTTTTATGCCGGATTCTTCTTCCAGGACCAGACGAGTCAGCATTACCTTTCCCCCAATACGCTCGAACTTCCAATCGAATATAGACTCAGCATTATACGATACAAAGTAAGGCCGGATATTAGATGCAATCTCATCAGCGCGGGTCTTAGCGTTTGAGACAGGCTTATCAACTAATATACCAACAACGCCTTGGATAGATGCTAGCCGCGAATTAACGCGCCAGAATGATTCGTAAGAGCGCCCCTCGAAATCAGCATCCGCAAGAAACTCCTCAAATATAGTACCGGACAGATTGCCATAGTCGCGGCCTATCTTCGAGTTCATCAGGTAGCTGGTGTATATATCAACTACTGGAGCACACATATTATCGAATTCTGCTTCTTCCAGTCTGTCCTCGTAAACAGACGACTCCTCAAGCTCTCGCTTCTTGAGATACTTGCCCTCTCGGTATTCATCACCGCCCTTATATGAGCGCATAAGAAATTCAAACGTATCATGGTGCTCTTCCGCTTCTTTGTGTCGTGTGAATCTCATTGTGCGTACCTCTTTTGACCTGTTGTAAATGCGCTTACATTCAGCGGGAAACTATAAATTACCCGATAATCGAACGCATCATTTGCATGGTCGAATCCTGAATCCTTATCAGGAACTCCGTTCTTGTCGTATGCTTGCCGCTCTCTGCATTCTGTCACCTGGGGGCAAGTTGTTGTGTTTACCTTAACCGTGCCATCAGCCATGCGCCTGTTGTTGCATACTATCCTATCCCGTACCC